CGCCTGTTCGAACCCGCCGCCTGAATGTTCACTCAAGGCCAAGGTCGGCACGTCGAACTGGTAGGATTTGATTTCGCCGACAATATCAATCTGCGCGCCGTTGTAGGCCATATCGACCGGCAGGCTGCCTTCAATGGTGCCGAGCGCCGTGGTTGAGCCACTTCCGGTCACTGCATGAAGTGTCGTGCCTACCACCACATAATGCTGGTCGCCCGCCGTGATTTGCCCCCGCACTTGCCCCCCGCCAATGGTGGCGAAGAGATTGCGCGTCGGCGTGCCATAGCAGACAAAGTCCGTGCGCCCTTCGCCTTCGACCGGCTCGCCATACATATTGACGAGCGAGGTCATGCCCGCCGATTTCGACCGACCGACATTGAAGGCTCGCCCGAAGGGCACGCGGATACGGGGCATTAGGACCAAATCACCTGAATGTAACCGTTGAACCCGGCGTCATTAGCGGTCGAAGCAAAAGCCCCGTCGCCGGGTTGGCCCGCGACCGTTGCCGTCAATGCGCCCGGAAAATCAGAGCCACCAGCACGGCCCGGCACACCCGGTGTTTCCTCGCCAACGGTCGCGCTGTAGCCCGAACCGCTGCCGCCGGTCACATTGGTATCACCCCCCGACGCCGTCCCGCCTGTCCCGTCCGCAAAGCTGGTGCCCTTGTTGCCACCGTTGCACGTCACCGACACGGCGGAACCGTTCAGGGTTCCCGACACCGTGGTATTGCCGCCATTGTTGCTGGCCGACCCGGCTCCAATCGCGACAGTGAGGTTCGTCCCCCATTCACCGGCCAGAATTGCGCGCGTGAGGTAGGCAAAGCCACCCCCGCCCCCTGCCGACCCGTCAACAGGCGACACGCGCCCAAAAGCGGCCCCACCCGCTGCCTGCGCCCAGATTTGCACCGTCGTCGCCCCATTGGGAATGGTAATCGACGTGACCCCGACGCCGAAAACCTCGCCCATGTTGAAAGGCTGTCCGGTAATCACGACGCCCGTCATGACGACAATCCGGTGCTGCCGGTGATTATCCAAGTGTTGGTCGCCACCTTGCGCAAGGTTGCGGTATTGCCGCGCGCCAGCGTGCGGGTGGCCGGGTCTGCACCGAGCGTGCCCACCCCGTCACCGCGCACAATGACGACACTTGCGCCCTTCGCAATCGTAACGGTGGTGGCTGTGGTTGAACCGCCATTCGTATTATCCAGCAGAATGGTCGTGCCAATTGGAAATGCTACTGTTGCATTAGCCGGGACCGTCCACGTCTGGGCCGTGTTGTCGCCCTTGTAAATCACCTTGCCATTGTCTGACAAAGTCAGCGTGTAGCCGGTGCCACCCGTGCGGGTGTTCATGGGCGTGCCACGAAAGCCGACCGTCCGGTCACTGGTGGAACCGGTGTCGGAAATGTCCACGTCACCCGTGGCGCTGTTCTTGACCACACCCATGTCAGGGCACCGAGACAAGGTTGGAGTAAATGCCGGTCGGCGAACCCGTAATGAGCACGCGCACTTCAGCGTCGGCCCCGAGTGTCACTTCAAGGAACCCGTTCGCCGTGAGGCTGGCTCCCGTGATATTCGTCGCCGTGCCGTTGGCGTTCTTCGCCTGAAGCTGCAAGGTCGCCGCGTTGAACGTGCCTTCGGCTTCCCAAATGTAATCGCCACCCTTCACGGTGACATAGTTCCCCGTCGCCGCTGCATTGCTCAGGAGCGTCAGGTTTTCGACATAGTAGGTATTCATGGACATTGCGTGTGTTCCTTCAGAAATAGTCCGTGACCACGGGTTCCTTGGCTGACCGCTGGCTGACATGCCGTTCAAGAAGACGATAACCCGTGTCGCCCAAGGCATAGGGAATTTCGCTGCCCGGCCCGCGCCCATAGATTTCCGCGCACTGGCCCGCAATGACCTGCGCGTAAGGAAGCGCAGCCGCGTCGGGAATGGCACTATCAATCCAGTACACCAGACCCTCTTCAATCAGCCATGCCCGGACCTTGTCGGCCCGCCGTTCAATGCGGTCGCGGTCGTCTGCCGACAACGCCTGACCCGGACCAATCAGGCCCAGTTCCTCGCCGACCAACTGATACAGGTCTGTGTTCGTGATTGTCATTCGCCAGCCTCGTCAGCCACGACCTTGCGGGGCCGTCCGCGCTTGGGCCTTGGCGCGTCGAAGACGTTCTCGACCATGACCGTGTCGGCCTCTTCGTCCATGGCTTCGAAAAGCGGGTGGCCCTTCAGCTTGCCAATGGCATGCGCATTATCGACATTGACCCACTGGTTGCGCGGGAAAATAATCCCGTAAACCGTGGTCTCGTCGGGAAGGTCGGCCACGTTCAGCGTGCCGCCTGTGAATCTGATAAGCATTGTTCCTCCGTCGCAGAAACGGCCAGGGGCGGACATAAGCCCGCCCCCGTGCCTTCATTGTTATGGCAGAGCCAGAATGGTCCCAATCATGCCAAGGCTAATCGTGCCAGAGGTTGGCACGGTGCCGCCGGGGTTTGCAGCCACAGCGCCGGTGATGACCGTCTCCGCCGTGTACACATAGCCAGCACCCGTGACTGCGCTGGAAAACGCAGCCGTGCCCGTCTGACCAACAGTCGCCGCCGCAAAGAGACGGTCAGCGTCTCCCGCGTCACCGACATTGTAGGTCAGCGTGGTTGCGCCGTCCAAGTCAGTCGAACGCAGAACGCTTGAAATCAGCACGAAGCCCTTCGGCACCTTGCCAAATTCAAACGTGTCCGCCGTCGTCAGTGCCGCTGTCACCGGCACTTCAAACCAAAGGACGATTGCGTTCCCCGGATGAGGACCAACGCCCACGTTGGGGCTGTTGGCAAGCTGCCTGCTTTTATACAGAGCCATAGTTCAGTCCTTTCTAAAATTAATCGCCAGTGCCCGAGGTATATACGGTCACAATCCCGTGCTGTTTCGACGCCGAGCTTGCGCCCGTCGCAAAGTGCAGCTTGGAAATGCCCCGCAGTTCCTCGATTGCAACGCCAGGACGGAACTTATAGTCGCCCGTCGTGTCGGTAATCGGCGTCGGCTCCTGACCCCACGCAACCGCCATGGCCTGCTGGCCGCAGAGGAAGTTGGGTTCGACCGAAATTGAGCCGTTACCCGCCGCCACGAAGGTGGACGACGTGGTAATCAGCGTCGAGATTTCCTCAATCTGACGGACAATGACGCCGTCATAAATGAGGTCGCCGTCCTGAAACAGCGGGTTCGAGTTCATGCCGCCACCTTCACGCGCGCGCGCGTCACGGTTGGCATTTATCATGACGCTGTCATTCTTCAGGTCGCGGAACGAGCGAGCGCCCGCGAACATGACGAAATATTCGCGCCCGTCTTCCAGACGGAACGGACGAATGGCAGGGCTTGCAGCCTTGGCCATGCGCTTGGCAAGCGAAACCACCGAAGCGGTCAGCTTGTCGTTCGTTGAGTCAACGGCACCCAGGCCCGTGGCATGCGTTGCACTGTAGTTCGACAGGGCCGACCCGAAGAGGATACGGTCCTGGTTGGCAGCGCACCACGTATTGAAGTTCGCAGCCGTCGCACCCGTCACCACGACGTTGCCGTCGCTGTCGACGATGTCCGTTGCCGGAACCGAAGACGTGGTGACCGTCGGGCCTGCCATGTACTTAATCATGTCAGCCCGCAGCGTGTCCGAAGACCACAGCTTGAGCATGTCACGACCGGCATTCAGCAGGTCAATTTCGGTCTTGTACTGCGTGGACTTCGGCACCTTGACGGCGTTACGAATCCAGTCAACCGAAACAGCGCAGTTGTAGTTGCCGAGCTGCTCTTCCTTGCCGTCGAGAACGCCCGAACCACGCACACCCGCCGCGGTGAGTTTCGTCACCAGCGGGATGTTGATGGTCTTGCCGTTTTCCGACGCAAGTTCGTACTTGGTCATGATGATGGAAGACGACTTGCGGCCCATGTAAGGCAGGAAGCCGGACTCGCGGACATATTCCGCGAGGTAGTCGCTCGACCACTTTTGCTTTTCCAAAGCGGACGAAAGAAGTGTCTCTGCCATGGCAGATGTTCCTTATGAACGGAACACCGCGTTGAACGCCTCCCCCGGCCCGACGGGCACGTTGGGGCCTTTGCCGCCGGCACTAGGTGCAGACGCCAAGCTAGGGCGTGGTAGCGGTGTCGATTGCGGGGACGGTGCAGATGTCCCGGCGTTCACCGCTTGTGTCTGAGGTTTGACATAGCCATTCGCTTCGGCCCATTTCTGGGCCCAGGCTTCAGGGTCGTCGTCGCCAATCTTCGACAAGCGCATGGAACGCTGGTGCTGCTGCACCACGAAGTCATAAGGGTCGACCTGACGTTGGACGGTGGCCCAGAGATGCGGATTGGTCTGCAGTTCGCCTGCAAGCCATTCCTCCGCAGCCTTGACCTTTTCAGCCCCATGCTGGCGCGAGGCCGTGGCATGGCTGATGGACGTGATGATTTCCCAGCGGTCACGTGCCCGTTGCGTTTCCAGTTGGCGGTTGAAGCCGTCCGGGTCTGCAATGGGGTCAATCAACTGCTGAGGCTTTTCAGCCGCTTCCACCTTTCGGCGATACTCTTCGAGTTCGCGTTCGAGGCGTTGGCGCTTTTCGCGTTCGTCCAGAACAGCGGCCATGGGTATGTATCCGGGCGGTGGCTGTACGGGCGCACCAACCGGCTGAACCGGGGCTGTGGTCTGGCTTTCCAGAGCGGGCGCTGGGGGCGGCGGCTCCGGGTTGGCAGGCGGCGCGGAATTGGCTTCCGGCGCGGGCTGCGTGTCTTCTTTCGGCGCGAAACGTCCTTGCTCGTCCCGTAAGAACGAGAGCTTGTCGTCTGTCATGTTTTCCCTTGGGTGTACGCCCGGTTAGCCCCGGCGGCAGGCAAGTCAACGCCCCTTGAATGCGTGGGCGGCACGCATGGCCGTTGCTAGTGCAGCAACAGCAATTCGTCGTCTTCGTCTTCGTCCGCTTCGCGCGCCAGGCGCACACGTTCACGAACGAGCCGATAGAATTCGTTGATTTCGTCCAATGCCTGCACCAATGCGGCGCGGGCGTCGGTATCAAGGCCGGTCGGCGCAAGGGCCAGCACTTCGCGTGCGGCCTGCTTGGCTTCTTCAGCCTGTTCGATAATCTCAGGCGGGGCGTCTTCAAGGTCGCGCCCCAGAATGTCCGCCATGAATTGGCGAACGTCTTCAATCTTGTCCCGCCGCTTGTTTCGACGCTTGTAGGCATAGGGGTCGAAGCCACCCTTTGAGCCGCCTTCGTCAACCGGCGTGCCCGAAAGCGTACCCGTGGCCGATAGCGTCAACAGCCCAAGCGTGGCCGACAGGCTTCCCGATAGCCCCCCGCCCGTCAGCGTGCCGTCCGACACAAGGGTCAACGTGCCCAAGGTCTTCGACAGCGTGCCGCTGAGGCCCGCCGCCAAGGTGCCCGAGGCGGACAGCGTGGCCGTGCCCAGCGTTTTGGACAGCGTGCCCGTCAGGCCATTGGCCAGCGTGCCGGAACCTGAAAGCGTCACCGCCCCCAAGGTCTTCGACAGCGAGCCGTTGATATCGCTTCCCGCTGCCTGCGGTCCAAGCAGCGTGAGAAGCGTCATGGAAGCCTAGCCTTCAGACGAGCGTCAGAAGCTGGTTGAGCGTGGTCTGCGTGTCGTCAATCCGGTTGTCTATGTCCGCGATTTGCTCCACGTCGCCGAGCGACACAGCCGAGGTGCGAAGCTGCGTGAGGTGCGCAAGCCGGGACCGGCAGAGGTCAATCAACTGTTGCACGCTCATGTCAAATCACCATCTGCCGAAGCATGACGTTGGACGTGTTCAGCACCATGTGGATGTAGTCGATTTCCGTGGCCCCGTCCTTGTACGTCACGTCGAATGACGTGTCGCCCAGAACCGCAGCGCCGTTCGGGTACAGCATGGTGTTCCAACCGTCCATGGATGACTGCGCGAAATCGTACCTGAACCAGCGGCCCGTCGCGTCCTTCTGCAGATACAGATAGTCCTTGTTGTAGACGGACTTAGTTCCAGTCGTGAAAGTTTCGACTGCAGGGCTGTATGTGATGGCACTCCAGCTATTCGCTGCAATATCATAGCGGTCAAGCAAGGCGCCAGCCGCCCCTCTGAACGAGTAAATGTAGCGACCGTTCAGAATGGCGTTTTCATTTGTCCAATCGCTCGCCGACACACTGTGAACCCACTGACCTGACATGCCAGCACCCGGTGCGCCACCGCGAGCAACGCCTGGCGTCAGCGTGGTCCAAGTGCCACCACTGATGCTATAGCGATACAGAGTGACGGCGTTTGACCCCATGTAGTAGATGAAGTCGTCATTGCCCTCGATGCTGTAGGCCGAGTCGGTGCTTGGCTGCGTCGTCCATGCAGTGCCGGTTGTGATGACAGTCGCTGTGTTGCTGGCAATCGTGCGTATCTGCCCGGCACCCGTCCCGCTGACAATTCGAATCTGATAGTTCGTCCACTGATTGGTGGTCCAGCTCTTGGCGCTGTTGGTCAGCGTGGAAGCACCGCCTGCCGTGGCAGTGCCCGTGGCAAATGCCTTGTATCCGTCGTCAATCCAAGACGGTGTTGACATAAGGCGACTGTCGGTTCCGATGACTGCCGCCGGGGCTACGCCGTCCGTTGCACCGGTTTCGGCAGATGTCCATACGTTCGTGGCAAAATCGTAAAACCTGAATATGTTGGCAGTCGTCGTGCCCGCAGAGGCAACAGCGTTCAAGATATACCAGCGTGGGGTAAGAAGTCGGTAAGTGGTCGAGGCGCTGAACGCGCTGGCTTGTGCTGCGACAGTGATTGTTGCGTTGGTGCCGATTGTGTTGCTGACAATGGCCAGCGTCACACCGGCATTAGGTCCACCAGTTATGTGAATGCTGTAACCACTCAAGCCCCGCGCCAGCGTCAGGTTCGTAACGATGGTCGATGTGGTGCCGCTGGTTGCTGTGCCAGAGGGACCGATTGCAGTTCCAGCTCCACAGGCTCCAGCACCGAAGGCCCCACCAAGAGCGGGTGAAGGAAGCAATATCCACCCGTCCTCATTTGGATTGTACATTTGCGCGCCTGTGGCAGATGAAACCAGCATCTGCTGCTGCCGATAATGACGCGACGACACAATGAAGTGCGCGGCACCTGTGGGCTGCGGGGCCGGGGTGCAGAACTCCCACCGCTTCAGGTCGAGAATTTTCCGATTGCCATTGGTCGTGGCCATTACGTCACCGCTATGTTTCTACGCAGGCTGTCCGCCTGCAAATGCATGAGGGCAGGAATGTGGTACTGCATGGCGAAGGTTCCCGCCTGGGACTGGTTGGTCACCGTTGAAACTGTCGTCACGGTTCCCGACGCAATCGTTGCCGTTGTCTGCAAGTTGGCCGCTGTCGGGTTTTCAGCCAGCACACGAAGCCTGCCCGCCGTGTCCGGCATGGCCATGCCTTGCGTGCGGGTCAAAGACTGCACCGCCATGCGC